TGCCCTTGGCGCTGGACGCACCCGCTGCGTTGCCCTTCGTGTAATCAATCTGATCTTCCGGCCCTTTGAGGTACTGGCCGTACTCGCGCGACACGGACCCCGCCAGATACGAGGCCGGGATGCCCGTTGCTTGCGATGCGTTCGTGATCGCATTGTTGACGCGGACAGGAAGGCGTGGGTTGTTCGCACGCGCCGCCGCTTCGGCCCGCAGTTGCGCAGGCGACTTGGTGCGATCTTGCTTCTTGATGTCGCTGTCGCGCATCGCCCGCGCGTAACGCGCAGCCGTGACGGGGTTAGCGCTCTGCTCGACCAGTTTGCCGACTGCTGCCAGTTCCTCTTGCGGGACGTCGTACATGACGTCCTCCATGCGACCGTCGAGGCTGTCGAGCGCCGCGCGTGCATCTGCGTCGGCCTTCGTCTGGATAGCCTTTTCCATCTGGTCGAGGGCAGCGCGCTTGCGGTCGAACTCGGGGATTGACAGTTCCGCCGTCCAGTCCTTGCCGTCCGCTCCGGTCAGTTCGTTGCGGATTGCCTGGACGTCTTGAACGCTGGTGGCCCGCTCCATCATGCCGTCGAAGCGCGACGATGCGGCCTGTTCTTTCCACGAGCGCAGCATTGCGCTTTTCGTCGTGGCGTTCATGCCGGGACGATTGGCGATGACGTCGTTGCCTTGCTGCACGAGCGCGTCATACTGATCCGGCGACGCGCGCAGACGGTTGCCGAGCGTGGAAAGCGACGCGTTGGCCTGATCGTTGCTGTACGTCGCGCCCACGCCGAACTCATACTGCGCCGAACGGGACGACAGGTTGTTACGCTGATTGGCCATGCGCGTGCGGAACTCCTGCCGCGCCTTGTCGTCATCAATCTCGTTCGCTTGATCGTCCACCCAAGCGTCGTACGCTTCAAGCGTGCGTTCGCGGTAGCCCTCGCCGCTCGCGCCCACTTCGTTGCGTATCTGCAACTCCTGCGGCGTGAAGTCGGCTTGCGCCACACGGTTCGCGACGTCCTCTTGGCGCTTGCGCTCCTGGTACTGGAGCACCCCGGCAGCGGCATCGTCCAGCGCCCCTGCGGCTGCGCCCAGGGCTTGAGCCTGTTGGCCACCGAACGCCGCTGCGCTGGCGCTCCGGCCCCCGAGCGATCCGCTGATACGGCCTGACCGGGCGTCGCCCTGCGATGTGACTGTGGGGATACGCGCCATTTATGCAGTCCTCGACAACGCGCGGCCACCCGCGCTCAACAGAGATGATCCGGCCCCCAGCCAACGGGTCGCCCGAGCGCCCGAGGCTTCCATGCGGGACAGGTTGCCGGAGCGCTCGGCAGACATGACGCCCAAGGCGGCGTCGCGGGCGGATGCCAGCCCCTCGTACTCGATCCGCTGGGCGTCCAATTCGGCTTCCGTGGCGCTGTCGGCCAGGACGTCGAGGGGCGACCCCTCCATGGTCAGGCCGGAGCCGCCATAGCCTGCGCGGATGGACGAGATGAGGCGGCGGTTCTCGCGCCGTTTGTCCTCTGCCGCCAGCGCCGCCGTCTGCATGGCCGACTTACGGTTCTGGTCGGCCACGAGCGCGTCAGCTTCGGACTGCTTGGCGTTGTACTCTGCGGCGGCTGCGGTGGCGTTCGCGCCCTGAACCGCGCCGACAGCGCCGACAACGCCCGAACCGACGGTAAACGCCGTACTGACCCACGCGGGAATGGCGGCGAGTGCTGCTGGTACGAAAGCCATTGTTACCCCCTGATCCAAGCGTACATGATTTCACTTTCCCCGTTCGGCCCAAACCACTTCATCGGTTCAGGCGTTTCTATCTTGGCCCCGATCAGCCGCGCGAATTGATGCCCGGCTGCAAACCCCTCTTTGACGGTAAGGTCTATCCGCTTGTACGGCGACAGCGCCATGACACGGCGCACCTTGCGCGTTATGGGCAGCATAGCCGCCCCGGCCTTGTCGGACAATAGCAGCCATGCGGTCGCGCGGTACGGGGTGGCAGGCAGCAATCCGGCCACGCCTAAGCAGCGGACGCCTCGCCACGCGGTCAGAGACATAGGCCCTTCAAGCAGGTACGCATCCTGCGCAATCATGGCCGCGTCGTACTCCGCTTTCTGCGCCGCTTGAGGTGTTAAACTCTCTAGGTGTGCGGCGCGGAAAGGGGTGTACGTAATCATCTGTCCTGCGTGTTCATCTGCGGCATAATTGCCAGTATGTTGAAGGGCAACGGGCTGTCCTTGCCCCTGCGGAACGCGATACGCCCATCCTTGTCGTAGCCCTGTGCGGGCGTGAACGGACCTATCATCCCCGTATATAGTTCGATGTCCTCGTACTCGTCAAGCCGTCCCGGATACTCCAAGGTATCGTACACGATGTCGCCGACTTCCTCGTTATATACGCCCACTTCGCCGCCGTAGCTGCGCCAGACGTTGACGACGATACCGTTGATGCGCTTGACTTTGCCCTGCGCCGTGCCGTCCGCTGCGCCGTTCTCAAGCCGCTGCATGATCGCTTCGCTCTCGAACCCGAGGCCAAGGATCACGTTTGAGCCGGGGCGCGGCAGTTCGACCGCGCCGTTGGTGACGGTCAAGGGGCCGACAGGATCGCCGTCAACCAGGCCGTAAACCTCTGCGGCTTCCAAGTGGCTGTAGCCGTAAACCGTGCTGACCTCTGCGCCCGTGTAGCGTTTGCCCGCGTCCACGAAGTGCGCTTGCTCAATCGTCGTGTCGAAGTCCCAAAAGCGCGTCAGGCGCTCGATATACCGGATGGGCTGGCCGTTGACGATCCGGCGCACGACGCACCATAGCGCGTCTTGCAACTGGTCTTTCTGCGGCAGGACGGCCACGGCTTCGACAGTGCCGCCCGCCAAGTCGTGTTGATGCCAGCCCACCACGTTTTCGTCGCGGTTGTACGTCATGCCGATAAGCCTGCCGTCTGCGCGCAGCGCCCAGACGATGCTATGCGGCTCGGCTGCGTACACGAGCGTCGTGAACGGCACGGCTCCGAAGTGGCTGGCAAGCTGTGACATGGACGGTGACTTGTAGCCGTCGGCCTCGAACACGAAAGCGAACTCCCGCACCGTGCGCCCGCCGCGCTGGACGTAAAGCAACTGGTTGTCCACGGGCGTCGGCTCGACTGCCGCCGAACCCCTGCGCGTGGTGCGGCGGGCTTTGACGGTGCGGGCCGTGACACTCTCCTGTGCGCCTGCGGACAGCGTGTATTCTTCGGACCCTGTCCCGATCAGCATACCGCGCGTGTCGGACGACAGCCACATGATGCGCGACATCTTGCGCGAGTTCAGCCGCAGCGCCAAAGCGTTGTCGTCCAGCACCTCGCCTTGGCTGTCCGTCTGCTTGAACTCTTCGTACGATCCGGTGACGGAACCGCAGATCAGGTCAGGCGCTTCGACCGAGCCGCCAAGCCACAAGCGGTCCTCGAAGAAGTCGCCTACCATTGGCCACCCTGTCGTCTCTGACCAGTATCCGAGCCGCCACTGCGTCGTGCCTTTCAAGTCAAGCAGCGGCTCGCCTTTGAGACGCGCCGTCACCTGCGTTGCGCTGATCCGCGTGCGTATCTCGTACTCACGCCACGCGCCGTCACCACCCTGGAACCGCAGCAAGCGGCCAACGTCCGTCGCCAAGAAGCCCTGATCGCGGTTGATGCCTGTTGCTGCCGAGGCCGTGAATGTAATGTCAGGCCGCGCCGCATTGCGCATGACGAGGCGGCGAACGCGCGGCTCTATAAGCCCGTTGCGCACGACCTTGGTAACGCGCAGCCTGTATATGGAGTACGCCACGTCGTTCTCAATCTCGAAGAATTGAGACTTGTTGCCGTCGTACAGCACGTACTCATCTTGCTGGTCGAGCGTAACCCACGCCGTGCCGTTCCACCCTTCAAACACGAACGTCGAGGGCGCATAGTCCTTGAGCGAGAACGACAAGTCTTGGTTGTCGAGCGCAGCGTAAATCGTATAGCCGTCGCACACAAACGGCGTTGCGGGCTCGTACTGCACCCATCCCTTTTGAGTACCTGCCGAAGCCCAATATTCATCGTCGTTGGCGCTGAACGCATGGTACGCGTCCGTAGCTTGCAACGGGTACGTTATGTCGCGACCGAAAGCGTCTTTAGGGTCAGTACCCGAAGCGTTCACCGCAGCCCGGTTCGTAGACGACGACGCCGTACCTGCCGGGGCGGTGTTGCTCGTCATGGCCGGAACCGCATTGCCCGTGGCGCTAGGCGTTAGCCGCGTGGTCGTTTCGTTGATCGGCATGTACGGGCCGTCAGAGAAGTTGACAACCTCAAGCCGCCAATCGTAGTCGCCGTACCGCGACAGCTTGCGCGGGCGCGTGCCCTCTGCCAAGATGTACACAACGTCAACGGACTGCACATACCGCAGTGTCATGCGCTGCGCCTCGGTGTAGGGGCTGGCGATGTGATACACTCTGGCCAAGGTTATGGCGGTGTTGGTCGCAAGCCCTGTCGGGTGTGCGATGTCCAGCGTATAGTCGTTCGTCGCAACTGCCGTGATGCGGGCGACACGCCCGTTGAGGCTGTACTGATCCGGGTAGCCGTTCAGCACCACCTCGTCGCCGACGACCGCGCCCAAGGTGGCCGAGCGGATCACCAGGTTGCCGCCCGAGGCCGGGCGCGTGGTGGCCGCGACAGCCGCGTAAACCTGCAAGCCGTCCTCGTCCATGAAGCGCATACGGCCCGTGGAAACCTCGATAAGCTTTGCCTGTTCGTTCGAGAACACGAAAGCGATAAGCGCGATCCGTGCCGCGTTGCCGAAAGCGTGGTGTACGTACGCCGTGCCTGAACGACAGATCGCCGGGCCTTGCGGCGCGGCGACGGCGTTGAGCATCTTGTGCGCGGACGCGGGGTAGCGGTCTAGGTCAACCCGCCCGTCAAGCAACGCGGAAAACTCGCCCGCGTTGAACGAGCGCAGCATTGGTGACACTTTGGCCATGGGTTAGAACCTCTCGTGGACGAACGGGTACGCGCTGTCGTCGTTCGTGATATTCTCGGGTCCGATGACAAACGAGTTTGCGCGCGTTGCATCCGTGACCGCGCGGTCGTACAAAACGCTCGCGGCTTCCATCTTGGTGTTCGACTGTGTGACGTACTCAACGCACTCCATGGCGATGCGGCAAGCCAACACCTCGATAAAGAGCGGGTCAAGTTCGCTCTCGGGCACGTTCATAATCAGCGACACGCGCAAGTTCTGATCGTGCGCTTGGATCGTGCGGCGGCGCTGACGCCACGTATCGCGCTTCAAGCGGATCGGGCGCAGACAATCCGTCGGCAATTGGTACACGTACCGGAACTCGGAGCCGTCGCGTTCTTCGACCATCGGCAACGCGACTTCATCATCCGTCGCGAACACCCAACGCCGCTTGGCAATCTCTGTGCGCTTCCAGTTCTCGTAACCGTCGGCGCAGTACCGTTCCAATGGCGACGTGGGCGGGTCGATCCGGGAAATGAGCGACGACGAGATTTTCCCGAGGCCGAGGTTGATGATCTGGACCTTGGTGTACACGTCGTCGCCCCTTGGTATTATTCGTAAACGTACGTCACGTAGCCACGCAGCGTTGCGCCCACGGGAACCGTACCGCCGCGAACCTGGGCGGCAAGGACGATGCCCGTACGCGAGTACATGTCGTACTTGAGCGGGACGCCAATGAAGTCCTTGATGCCCGCTGTGGCCACGTCGATGCCGATTGCCAGCGCGTCCAAGTCCTCTGCCGCGTTCGCGACAGCGCCTTGGCTGTCCGACGGGCGGGTGGAGTATTCGCGGTGGCCGATGTCCAGCAGGCGCGCAGCGCCCCAGGCCGACGTCTGGATTTTGCACTCTGCCAGCAGGACGCGGACAGCGCCGGGCGGCAGACGTGCCAAGTCGAACGTGGACAGCGCGTCACCTACAACGGTCACGGCGGGCAC